TTCTAGTTATTGTATATGACATCTCACTTGTTCCTTATTCTACAGTATTTATTCTATTTGTTAAGGCAAATTAGTTTGCCACTGCCATACTCCAGCTAATAACTGGAACTGCCTTATTTCTGTTGTGCCGCCAATTTCAGTAACAACAATGTTAGCTTTTGTATTATATTCATGATCGGCTGAGTCAAACACTAAAGACAAGTAATTTGTAGCTATTTGATCATTTCTGTATCCTAATGGCACGGTCAACGATAATGCCAAAGGTGCAGATCTAACTTTAACATCTACGTATGTTTTATTTGCAGCATCGGTGTCAAGTATTGGGTTTTCTAACGATGTTATACGATGTCCGCTTACGTCTACAGTGCCTGTTCCTTTAGGTGTTATCATAACGTCACCGTCGGCTTGGCTTGCGTTGTTATAATAAAGGATGTTATCAGCTATTTTTAAGTTGCCAGCTTGAACGCTGACTAAATCACCCACACTTGTTAAACCAGGAGCACTTGTGATATATACTCCTAAACTATTACCTGTTAGTGCATCAAATCCGTTAATTTTAAATGATTTTCCAACTGCTAAATCAATGTTTTCTGAGCTTGTCCAACTACCAGATATCCACGATATGGTTTTATCTCCGTCTGTGCCGGCGGCCAATGTAATTCCGCCTGCTTCAGCTGTAAGATTAGTGGGCAATGCTGTTTTGCCCAATACTATCATTTTATCTGATATTTCTAAATTTGTAGTATTAATTGTAGTTGTTGCACCTTCAACAAGTAAATCTCCGCGGATTCTTGCATTTCCGTTAACATCCAATGAGGCAGTAGGAGTGTTAGTATATATACCAGTTTGTTTAGTAGTGGCGTTAATGAAAAATGCAGTATCTAAACCCGTTCCGCTTAGTAAGTTGATACCGTAATTTTGATTTGAAGTATTTGATTTAATTTGGAAAATAGATGTAGTGGCGTTAAATTCAGTGCTAGAACCTTCTCCTAATACTAAAGGAATTGCATTTTGAATAGTAATTGTGCCGGTTGTAGCAGAACTATCAGTTGTTGAAAGAAAGTTTGCAGCAGTTTTGCGAGTAATACCGTCAGCTGATAACAAATAATCTGCTTGTGTAACTGGACTATGCAATTTGATATTAGAATACGTACCTGCATTAAATCCAGTGTACACATCTCCAGTATGCCCAGCAATAGTGCTTGCAGGAGTAAATGTATCTTTACTCCAAATACCGATAGGAGTTCCGGCTACACTAAGTCGCAACACAGTATGACTAACTCCAACTGAATCAACAACATCTTCAGTATAAAATCCAGTAGTACCCTGGGTTGCTGTCCATAGCGGACCTGCAAGTTTTGTCGATGTACCGTCATTAAAATAAAGTTGCTGGCGAGTACTATCAATCCATATGTCGCCAGCCGAAATACTACTTGGTATAGTTGGAGAAACAATTGTGCCTCCACTAACTTTGAAAACCGTTCCGTCATAAACTTTTAGTCTGTTTTCGCTAGTATCAAACCATAGCTGTCCAGTAATTGGATGATTAGGTTGTGCAGTATTGGCAAAATTTTCCAATAGCCAGACAAAATTATCATTTACATATGTACCATATCCGCTAGCATTTTTTCCAATTAAGGTAATATCTGTTGCAGTTTGATCCACATCACCGTCCACAAGTTGTGTTAGTGTAGTTCCATCTGTTTTAATTATAGTATAACTCATTATAGGACACCAGTAAAGATTATATAATTTATAGTTGTGTAAGGATTCATAACATTAACCGCAGTTCCTAATTGCCCGGCAATAACTCCTCCGCTGTTAGGTAATCCAGATCCAGTACTTAAATTTGGCAATCCTAAACCAGGAACAGCACTGGTATCACTTACTCCGCCTGGCAAGCCAGCCGCATAATATTGAGCAGTTGCACTACTTAAATTATGTTTGTGATCTGGCAAGTTTGAAGTAGTTAATGAAATAGTTTGACTACCTGAGCCTGTTCCTATCAAATCCGCAGTAACATCAGTAACTCTGTTGGCAGCTGTTTCTGGTTGACCGCTTATTAGTATTCCAGTATCATTTCTGCTTGATACAACACCACCGTTATTCATATTATCGCGACCTAGTGGAAATCTTCCTCTAAAATCTGGCAACGCAAATGTTTCATACCCTTGTAAAGATATGGCTGCTTTGTATGTATATCCAATAATACTATACAACACTGGGTAATCGGCAGTTCGTACTTCGCTACCGTCACATAGCAAATAACCAGTCGGCACTACGTTGCCTGCAAACGGAAATATTGCTCCAACAGGCACAGTTGCCACATGTTTAAGAAACACATCCTTTGACATTCGAGATAGATTAGAATTACCTACACGATAAACTAACATTTGATCCGTGGCCAGCGAATCGGTAGTAGGAATTTTATTACTAATAAAATTTTGACTAAGCGTAGTATTAAAAATTGCGGTCCCGTAAGTGGTTTGTCCGGTAAAACTAACAGGATCGCTAATAACGTCTCCTGTCAGACTGAATACAGTTGGGCTGGCTAAACGGGCCGCCGAACCACTAATGCTACCTTCCAATGTTCCGGTAAACGTTCCGGTAAAGTTTCCAACAAATGCTTGTGCGTAAATATTTCTAAAAGATAAATTTGTAGAACCAATGTCGTAAATATTTGTAGTACTTGGTAACAATGCAGGGCCTGGCAACGGTAAACCAGTGTCGCCGTCTAACCAATTTAAATATAACTGACCATTTATTGTAGTATCGTCTCCCAATGTAGTCTTTTTACCTACGGCAAGGCCGCCGGCAGTAACAATACTACCAGTAGTTGATGAAGTCGAATCTACTATTGAAGTAACATTTAAACCTCCGCTACTAGTAATGAGTCCAGACACATCTAAAGTTGAAGCAGGAGTTGTATTATTTGTACCAATACCCACACGAGAATTTGCAGCGAGATGCAATACTGTAACAGGAGTATTGTCGTTGTTTAATCTAAAACTAACACTATTTCCACTGGCTTTAGAATATAATACGGTGCTCGTGCCATCTGACCCTGTACCAATATTAAAATTTAAATTACTGCCGACAGTGATACCGCCGTCAGCACGTATGCTTATTGGGTAATTAGTAACGCTCGACACATCTGTTCTTAGAAAGTTTGCGGCAGGTACTATGGTAGTTCCCACTAATAAAGCATCTGCCTTCTCAGCTGTTCCCCAAATTCTAGATAACGAATTGGCATTTGTTGAATCAGTTGAACTAAGATTAAATCCCTGATTAATTGTTGAAAAACCAGTAACAGTTGACTTTGGAGTAAATGTTTCTTTGCTGATAATTGCTAGCTGATAATCATTTGCATACAAACTAAGAACACTATGAGATACATTATCCGTATCAACAATAGTATTAATCACCGGGCCTGTTAGTTTACCTGAGCTAAATTGAGGACCCACTAATAGCCAGTTACTACCCGAGAAAACATATAGCTGTGCAGTTGTAGTATCAACCCATAAATCGCCGGGGTTACTGTTTGCGGCGGCAGGAACTGTTCCTGCTTTTTTAATTGATCCAGCTGCCGTCCAAATTGTTCCGTCGAATACTTTTAATAAACTTACACCGGTGCTATTGTCATACCATAATTGGCCTTCAACAGGGTTGCTTGGAGCTGTGTTATTTGCAAAATTTTCTAATAGGTGTAGAAAACTTTTTGCAATTTCAGGAGCATAACCAGCATAATTTTTACCTACAAAAGTTAAACTTGTTTGGGCATTAAGTGCTTGATCTTCAACCGAAATACTTGGTTTAGCAGGATTAGTTGCATCAGTAAAGGTAACTTGATAAGTCATTTAATTAAACTCCGACTAAGCCAGTTAAGCTCTGAATACGTACAGTGTAGTCAATTTGAATGAGCCTGTTTAAACTTTTTTGTACAGGATGGAATACTACATGTGTCAGTAACAAACTATTGCCAGTACTACTAAAACTTTTTAATCCCAATTCATCAAATACAAAAGTACCGTTGGTAGTAGTTGCATTATCAAATGCTAGTTGTCCTGAATTGTTGCCATCACCATAATCTAGCAAACAAGTAACAAATAAATCACTATAATTAGTGCCAGTTACATGTCTTACTTCAATATAATTTCTACTAGGGTCTAAGTTATTGCTTGAATTTTGATTAACAACCTTGGAATATGTTTGATTATATAAACTTGCATTTGACCCCGAACTATTTGGAGTCAAATACGTAATAATTCCAGTAGGATCTATTGCAGTTCCGCCATTTCCAAATGCCATTTCATAAACAAATCCGTTACCACTGTCAGCTAGGCTATTGGCAAGGGCAATACTGATGTTTTCATAGTGGATGGCATTGCGTTTATTAATAAAGATTTCCCCAGATTCAGGGTTATAAATTTTAATGTGCCCTTCTATGTGGATTCCAGTTGTTTCTTGACTCTGCATAATGATCTCTCTTTATCGTATATTTATTCGTTTATATAATGTGCTAGTTTATTGCACAGTAGGAATAGCATTTTCAGCGTACCAAATACCTGGTGTTGCCTTTAAAAACTCAGCAATCTTACTGTTATCGTATTGGATATTAGTTTTACTATCCCAATCAGTACCGTTTCGTTTGATGATTGTAATTCGAGTTCCAAACGATAGCTTGTGTGTCAATCTAATAGCAGAAGATGTTCCATCCACTGAAAATTCCGCATCTAATTTGATATCGCCAAGCGGGCTATTTGGTGCTTGATTTTCGTTATGCATCTTGTACGGCGATTTCTTTAATCTGATATTTCCGATGAAGAACGTCCAGTTAGTAATATCATTTTTAAAATTACTTGTACTAGTGTGTTCAGTCAGACACTTGTATGTATAACTACCTAGTGTTACTATTATACCAGGAAGATATGTTACATTTGGTAACCAATTTATACTAGTGTCGTATCCGCCAACAAATACTTCAATTTCATCGCACTGGCCGTATCCCACAGGAATAGTAGTATCGTATATTTTCCAATAAATTGTATTTGTTGGAAGTATTGTTATAGTAGTATCGAATACATAAGATTTTATATTCACATAGTATAAATTGTTATATATTACAACATCATTTGTGGTATAACTTCCAGAAATACTATAGTTGCCCAGTAGAGTAAATCCAAAATTGGTAAACCACCGATCGACTCCTGAAGTGGCAGGTGTAAAGTTTAACGGAATAATAATACTGTCTCCGTCAGATATTACTTGTTCAACTATTGATGAATCAACATAAGGTATAGACTCTGTTGGACCTAACTCCTGTACATATGTCCCAACTTTATGCACAATAGGAGTACCTGTTCCTAAAGTTCCACGACGTAATTTACTTAACACATTACCATCTAATCCGTAAAACTCAATACGCTCACCGCGAATTTCAATAATTCCCGGTTTATTCTTAAGCGGGTTTGGTTTGTCAAAGGTATCTGCATTTTCAACTTCGATAGTCCTATCATCAAAATTTAAATCTGTTGTCAATACCGTTTGTTTATTTAGGCTTAATCGTTTATAATGTACACGATTTAACATATCTTTAAATTGCATATAAGAAATACCAACTACTAGTATGTTGCTGCCAAATGTCATTAATGTAATTTTATCATCAATAGAAGGTTCGATAGTAAGTTGTATGCTTGTGCGACCTTCGTTTAATTTGTAATCTATGCTAGGAACAAGTATAGTTTCATTTTGAATAACCCATACATAACTATCACTAATAACAGCACGATCTAATGTTATTGTTCCATTAGTAATGCCTTTATAAGAATAATACTCAACAGAATCAGGAGTTAATGAAATATTAGAAGATACAGACAATGTTGTCCTTTCAATATCTAAAATATCATGTTTATAAGAACTAATAACTTCCACAACATCTAGATTAGAATATGATTCAACAAATCTAATTTGATTTGTGACTGGGTTATACGAGTAACCTTGATCAGTAGTAACACTTACTACTAGTGTTTGTTTTGCATACTGAGAATAAATTAATTTATTAATTTTAACAGTTATGCCGCCTAGTTCAATTGTATAATCTGATCCAAGATTTAATTTTATATCGCCAACATAAACAAAAATATTACCAATTGGAGTTGAATACGGAACTACCTTAATCGGATCAATTGTATAGTTTAATCGATTATTTGAAATCGTAAAGTAACTATTGACTGGGCCTGAAACAATCGTATTATTAACACGGACTAACATGTTTGATTCATTTGGTAATGAGCTGCCAATTTTATATGCTAGAGTATACGTATTAGATCCGTCAGTAATTATTCGTTCAGTTTTTGTCACTGCAAACGATTGTTGGTCGCTAGCAACAACGATAAAACTTAACAATGCTCCGGCCTCTGGAGCAACGCCAAATCTCATAGCTACACGATTAACACTATTGTAAGTATTATCAGTTTTAAATATATCGGGTGTAACTGAAATTCCATCAACATAAATTAATGAAGTTATGGACGCTAGCCAAGGTGCTCTAGTAATAAATTCTTGTGTTACGCCGTCACCTACAAAATAGTCAATATCTAATATATTACTGCCGTTAAATCCAATAGTATAAGTTGTTATTATTGTTCCGGCCGCTGGCGCAACATCAAAAATAACTTGTTTATTTTTATAATCAATATTATAATCAGTTCCGCTAGTTTGTAAATCAGTTCCGCTACGAACCATTACTGCTTCAACAGTGTTTGGCTGAATTGATAATTTAAATGTTGTAGTTTCTCCATCTGCAATAAAATTATCTACTTTAATGTTAGCAGATCCAGTAGGCGGTTGATCATATACTTTAATAGCAACGGTATCAACTACTTGGCCTGGTACCACTTCTTCAGGTGCAGGGCTAGTTGTTGGGGAAATTAAATCATCACCGTCTAAAATAATATCGTCCGGTAATATTCCAATAGCCGAGGTAAAAATACCTGTGCTGTAATTTCCGGTAAATTCGCCGCCACTTAATGCAGTATCATAATCAGTATCCTGAGATTTGATTGACCCGTCACTTGTGCTTTTACGTAATATAATAATATCTTTATCATTGATTACAAAATCTCCTGGCAAACTAACAGTTTGTGTAATATTGCCAGTGTAAATAGGTGTAGTCATTACTGCTGTTGTAATTGTTTGCTGGGGAGTATCGTAATAAGGATCGTCTAATCTAACTGGGTCAAAATTTCCAGTAATTTTTATTATGCTTCCAACAACAGCTGGTTCAGTTAATGTGATAATTCCATTTGTATAAATGTTAACCTTAGTTGGGATTATTAAATCTCGACTAAATTCCAATGATGTTCCTGGTAACAATGTTTCATATATAATTTGATTAAGAACTACGCCTGTATAGTTTTCGGTGAAGGCTAATACTGTTGTACCGTACCCAAATGCAGATATAGAAGAAGTTTTAATAGTATCTCCAATCAATATCCCAACAGTTGATGACAACTGTACTACATTGCCGCCGCGAATACTATGAGTAAAATGTAATGTACCGTTTGGCTCACTGTCCGCAGGAGCACTAATAGTCAACGTGGTAACGTTATTAGAAATAACTGTTTGCCCGCTAGTAAAACCTGTACCTATGATAATCATGCCGGCTTCAATACCAGCAGTACTTGTTACTTTAAGCGTTGTACTTGCATAATTGGTAGACGAATCGTAATTGGAATCAACTCCACCTGTAATAGTGGGATATACCACAGAAATTGTCTGAATATTTTTGTATATATTATAAGAATATAGTAACTGATTTGCAACTGCTTCGTGAGTTTCTATATCGTATTGTGTGTAATAGATATTAATTTCAGATCCAACAGTCCACGTTGTAGGTAATGAGTCCGCTGGGTTTGATGGAAAAGTATGAGTGTTTGCACTAACTGTAACAATATAATCATCAAATGCTGTGTCAACTGAATCCCATTTATCGGTAAAATAAGGCAACACCCCCCAACCAGTACTTATATCAAATCCTAGTCCAGTAACAACAACTCCACCGTAATCAATGCCAGTCATTAGCTGACTTAAATCATTTCCAATATCACCTTCTTGCGGATTATAGAAATAGTTGATTCGATCAGCGGCATTTAATAACGCTATATTTTTCTTATAAGTTACAGAAATGTTACCGGTTGGTGCTGAATTAAAAGTAATTAATCCTGTATACTGGGTACTGTTGCCCACTTTAGTTGATACAACTGATAGTTTATAAGAATCACGTAATGCCGCAACTCCAGAAACAGTAACATTCGAAGATCCAATTGTGTTATCAGGTGCCCATGTTAGAGGAAACTGTAATCGAGCACCGTTAGGACTAAATGTTTCAGTTTCTTCCAGATGTGTAACATAATAAGATTGTGTTATTCTATCAAACTTTATTTGAATTAGATTTGATCTCGGTAAACCTTTTCCTATAATTGAAATCACTTGAGCAGCAATTCCAGTCGGAAGTGTGCCGCCGTCAATAATGATTGTAGGTGCAGACAAATATCCACTACCAGGAGTTAATAAAACAATACGATTAATTATTCCATTAGAGAAAAATGCCCTAGCAGTGGCTCCGGATCCGGAATCACTTACAATACGAATAACAGGTTCAGTGATATATCCAGACCCGCCGTCAATGATTTTTAATTCAGTGATAACAAATCCTAAATTATTAACCCAATTTTTCCAAGGATAAAAATTAAAAGCAGAATCAAGTGTTACTAACGATCCGTGATTTACATACGCATCCATTGTTATTATTTTATTATTTCTATATCGAGGAGGTAAATCAAAATCTGAAATCAAAGTACTTCCTAATTCTGTATTTTGATAAGAACTAACATATTCTCTAATTTTTGTTTTGTAAGGTTTTACTTCGGCAATATATTCTTGGTAATTAGCTAAGTTATCATTTTTATAAGTAACCGGCTGATCTAATAATCCAACATTATGACGTGCTTTAATAAAACTTGATTTAAAGATCCAGTCTATATATACTTGTTCACCAAGTGCATAGCGAACAGATGTAAAGAATAGATCTAAATATTTTACTCTTAATTCATCAATTAAAATATTATCTTTTAATGCAGTTAAAATAATACGTAATTCAGTTGTAGGTGCATTATCAAATACCGAACCGTCATACGTCGAGCCGTCATACCCTTCATCAGTACTAATAGATTCATAAATGGAAGAATTAAATTGTATTGTTCCATTTCCAATTCCGATAACATTATAAGATCTAGTATAATCAAATAGATCATTATTGGCATACTTTTCTACAAGTAACCAGTTGCCAGAACTTGGATTACGCACTTTAACTGATTGACCTATTTCTACAGTTATAGAACTTAATTCCGATAGTGTATCGACTCCTTGATCAGCAACTGTAAATTGATTATAACCGGTAGCAAACCAGTCAATGTAAGACCAATATTTTTGTGTGTCGTAAGTTTGAGACTGTAATCGAGACCACACTTTTTCAGTTGGTTCGTAGCTGTATAGTGCCCATGATCCTTGGGCTTGACTATCGCTGTATATCAATACTGCATAATCTCTTACAGATACGATAGTATTACTATCGTATCCTTCGCCCGGCGATAATACTTTCACACCAGTTATCTGGCCAACAGCATTAATTATAGCACGTACTTTAGCACCAGTTCCCGAGCCAATAATGTTTATATAAGGTGCTTGGACATAGCCGCGGCCGGCAAATTGAATATCGAGTCCGGTTATTCTTCCGTCGACAATTATAGGCTTTCCAAATACAGGACGTTTATAAGCACCAACGTTTACAAATCGTATTTCGGCATCTGTATTTTGTGTGCTATCGTAAAGACCCGTAACTAAACTTGGTGCAGTATCATATAGTTTTAATTTAGATAGGTCTCGAGTAGTAACAATCTGCTCGTGTTTTAATACCAAGTTGACTTGTTCAATAAACTGCTTTAATGCTTCAAATCTATTAATAAACATACTCTGGCGTGGTCGATTTTCAATTCCATATCTTAATTTAAGAGGTAATGACATGTCTGGAACTTCTCTACCAGCTAAATCTTTTCCGCACAGACTGTCAAACCATTTTAACTCAACGCTGGCAGGCAATACCGTGTTGGCGTCATTATTAATAATTTTCCACTGGCTATGTACATTAATATCAGTCTTATCAATAGTCCAATATTCAACTGACAATACAATTTCTGTATCTTTTAAAGATTGTTTTAAATTAACTAAACTAAACGAATTAGTTCCAGTCAGGGCAAGGTAGGCATATCCTTGTCCGCGTGGATTTTCTATTAAACTTGCAACAGATTGCGCTGACAAATATCGACCAGATACATTAGGAATAGTTTTTTTATTTTTAATCCAGTAGTAATATGTATTTTTAAAAGATTGGCTAATAGAATCGTAACGTTGTCTTAATGCATATACACTGTTGCCGTATAATGATGTTCCACTAATTCCAGCTGCAATTCCTGCTTCGGTATCGGCTAATTTATTCCATGCGTCCGGAAGCAAAGTAGTTTCAACCCATTCGTAAATATCAATGCTTGCACCTGTTGCCAATGTATTCCAAGTATTAGTTCTATACATTACATCAGAATCATAGCTATTAATAAATTTAGCAGTTCGTAAATCCCACCATAAGCGACCAACTTGTGCCTTGTTCCAAGGTGAGTCGGCATCAACATTAACATTTCCAGTTCCTACTGAATAAATTGCAGGGTCATAGTATGATTGATATTTAATTTCTTCTGCTGCTGGGCCTGCTGGCCTTCCTTGTGCAACATCGATTACATCAAGGTAAGTTATTAATTTACCTGTTACTCGATTATATAAAAAGGCTTTTCTAATTTTATTTACATCAGGTTTAGAAACTTCTTGATATTTAATTGCCCAACTATTAGTAGATGGTGGTTTTAAATAATCAAATACTTTTCCTGAAATTAAATTATGATCCAGTGCATAAGGTGCACCTACTACTACTCTATCATTACCGACTGCAAATCCAATACCATATCCATCACGAATTGTCAATGTATTATTAAGAGTTTCACTATATACCCATTTACTAGCGTATTTGTCATAGATATCAATTCGGCCGCTGTCAACATTAGTTGAAGTAAATCGTGTAGAATCGTTGTCAAAAGTAGTAGCTTTTTCATTTCTATTTGACGACGAATCCGTTACATAAGTTGATGTTAGTACGGTATCATCAGTACCCACATACGAGAACGTTGATAAGGTAGTTGAATATTGATCCAAAGATGTTTTTATAATGGTATCTTCGTACGAGCTATAAACTACAAGCGTATTGCTGCCGTTCATAAATGCAACTCTACTGCCAAAGTATCCAGATTCTTCTGCCTTGTGATTTACTAGTTCTTGATAAGATATATATCCTAATGATGTTTTTTCGTATACGGTGACACTTCCTTGGAATTGTTTACGGCTAGTGGACATCCTATCGCCTATCGCAAGATAAGATGCATCCGGTGATAACGAGATAGTTTCTCCAAAACTTGTAGTCGTACCTTGTAATATTTGTTGAGTATCATCTGGGCCAGGATTAGTAACAATAAGAACTTTTCCAGCTGTTATGCTGTTGTTTGACGATATTACCAAAGTATTATTATCAGAACTAATAGCCAAAGAACTTCCCAAATTAGCGTTAGTAACACTTCCTTCGTATGTTACATCTTTATCGTATCCCCATCCAGTAAACGAAAAACTGAGTTTTCTGCTTGGAGTGCTGTTGGCAACAGCACTAATCGTCAATGATGTTCCGTTACCCAATACTTCTAATACAGTTTGGCCACTAGTAAATCCGTCACCGCTAATAGTCATACCTGGTAAAATACCAACAGTTGGATTTATTAACGAGCCAACATCTTTTGATAGTGAAAGAGTAGTAGACGAACTACCAACTGGATTATAGTATGCAGTCTTATAAACTGTAGTAGTGTATTGTAGTTTATAAATCTTTCCCGCATTATTATTATAACCAGACGCAGTAACATATAAAACATTATCACCAAATACTAAATTAGAACCAAAATGTTCGTAAGCAGTAGGAGTTGGACTAACAATAGAATCAACTATTGTGAATACATTGTTTGAATCTTTTTTGTATAATGTAATTACACCTTGCTCAATTAATCCGCTGTCTATTCCAGGAATAAGAGTTACCGGAACATAGAGTAATTTTTTCCAAATATTTCCGTTACTAAATGTTGTAGTTGAAGTGTCTGCAAGTGCCAGGTAATAATAAGTGTCTCCTGAATTGTATGCAATGTCGCCTATTACGTACGGGCCTGAAATTTTAATGCGTGTATACACATTGCTAGCTAATTTTGATCCAGTAGCCAGCCATTTTCCATCAGGTGAAATAGCAGTTACAGTGGCAATGTTTTTAGGAAGGTTTCCGGCAGGCCCGGCCATTGTTCCAGTGCCAGGAGCACTTGAAATGTAGGGACGTTGTATATTCTGTCGTTGCAACCAAGGAGATTTATAACCTGCTTTATCCCAAGTTTGTAATTCTCCTAGACTAGTAGAAACTGCAATCAATGTGCCTTGTTGATTAGCCGTAATGTAGCGGCCGTAATTTAATAAATTTGCAGGGCTTGAATTTGTTAATTCAGTTGTTTCATATACCGGAGCGTATTCCCAAGATGCCCACTTATCTGAGCCGGTGTTGTCAGTCCATATCTGTTCTCCTAATTCTAAATTAGAAGTAATAGATTGATCAATATCATCAATCGACGATAGGCGGCGACTGACTAATACATTTACATTTATTTTAAGTAGTAATGCAGGAACAAGTTGTTGGCTCCACCCACTAATAATTGTCGAAATAATAAATTTATTTTGCGATACGGATTTAATTTTATAAAATCCATTCAGAAAGGGAACTTGAGATATCCCGATATATTCTCCGGCTGTCAATGTCAGAAATTCTGTGGTAGTTACTGTTAGTGTCGCGTAGTCAGCTTCGTATTGTAGATCACTTACATTAATGTTGGAATTAGTAAATTGATAAACGTTCCAATCATTCTTTTCAAACGTTACCCAAATGTAACATTTATTGGTAAATGTTGTAATATCATAAGATGTTATATCACTAAGATTTTTTAAACTTAAAAATACTTCAGATGATCTTACATAGCCGGCACTACGTAAAAATGGTTGAAAATTACTAACTTCCGGCCAAGGATTATTATTATAACCTAAAGATTTTAAATATACCTGATTAGCATTTTGTCGTATAATAAAATCAGAAAAGATATTTGTCGTATCTGATAATTCGTAACCTTGCGGATTATTTTTAACAAGCGATTCGTCTAAAATAAATTCTACATTATCAAATGCAGAACTTGCTCCGTATTGCCCTGCACGAATTGCCCATTCTTCGTAGAATGTTAAACTATCTTCGCCTTCAGCACTTAGCACATCAAATAATTTGTTTAAACTATTCTGCGTTCCTTTTTCAATTATCATGCCTTGGTAGAATTTAAATTCACTTACATCATTTTGAATAATGTTTTCAAGGTATTGACGCTTCTGATAGCCTATTAAATGCTGAGCCATTTTTTGTTGACCGGCGTCAAAGTTATCGCTATCAAGACTATAAAAATCTTCAAATTGAGCTGCTTTATAAGTCCAATTTGGCAACAACTGGGTAACCGGTTTCTTGTCAAGTTTAATCCAGTCTTCATCTACAAAAACTTGGGCACCTACTAAGAATTTGCTTGCGGTATAAAAGAATTGTTTGTACTTGACAATATCACCCAAATCGTAATCCTGCCAAGGTAACCAATTTTGAACGTTTGCAACATCAAGAATAAATCCTGGTATATCAAGACCGCCATACCATTCGTTGCTAACATAACCAGCAACTTTAATTCTATCTTGTTTGTAGCCAGTTGATGGACTATAAATAGTATCATTAAACATTGTTGAATTATCTAATAATACTACATGTTCGTGTTGTATTAGATAAAAATTTGCACCGTATATTCCGTCGCTGGTTCGAGAGCTGTAACTTACTGCATTGTCTTCTCTGTAAGAATTAATAAGTATTGCCTCTAATGGTGTACCATCAGCTTTAAAAATTTCATATCCGTTCAACGGATTTCTAATGTCATCAATAACACATAAGTTTGCATTAAAGATTATCTTTTCTGCCGCAGGGCTAAGGCTAATTACTGGACTTCCAATACTACTTAAACTTTCAAGTTTAATAAATAGATCTTCATTAAACGTTGTGTCGGCTTCTATTTTTCTAAGGGCCTGATAGTAATCGCCATTGTATCTAACAATGTTACCGTATTCTATCGAATCTAACGGACTCCAATCAACCCAATGCTCTTGGCCAGTTGCCCAATTTTGAGTAGTCCAGAATAAAAATTCTTTAGCAGATGTCTCCCAATTAGTGACTGCATTCAATGTTGTATTGAAATCGTCAAAGATAAACCCTTGATCTTTTAACCATTCGCCATATCCTGTTAAAAAATCAACAACATCTTGAGTAGATCTAAATCTAGTGCCGTATGGGATTGTAATTGTAGATTCCCTATCCCAAGTTTTTCTCAGTATGGCATTGCGGCCGCCTTTGATGGGCAAAGAAGATAACGATTTGAAATTATTAGCATTAAACGCATTAGTTGACAGATGTGATACAGTTGTTCTATAAAATTTATTTGAAAATTTAACTACTTTTCCTGCAACGTAATTTTGATTAGATTCCCAATTAGTAAAATTTTCTGATATGCCGCCTACATTTATTGTTAGCCCAGATTGTAAAAAATTATATGCTTTAAAATACGGCTGAGTTTTACTATAACCTTTTATTTCATATTCAGTACTAGATATTTTAGTTATAATAACTCCGCTGTAAGTAATCTTACGAATCGGACTAGAAGTATTTAGAATGGTAGTATAATTTTCGGGAGGAACAAATACATTGCCCGACGATAAAGGAGACTTTGAATCTAGCAATAAATTAAATTTTTCTTTGCTAGTAAATCCACCAACTCGATAACTTAATTGTGTTTTAATGTTTGATAGATCGTATTGGTAATCAGTATAAGATTTTAAAGTATCACTTAAAATATAATTTACAATGTAATTTAAAATTCCTGAAGTTTGAATTCGTGTTGTGCTAGAATATATATTAGGAAGTACAATATCGGAAGGCGTGACACGAAGCCCAGTATCTTTATAAACTAGTTGCCCAGCTAAGTTTCTTACAATCTTAGCTCTATCAAGTAATATTCCAAATGTTTTTGAAGGTGTTAGTAATATCGAAGTTAAAATAACACTAAACGCATAATAACTGCTACGTCTCCATGTAGATTCAACTGGGCCAATGTCGCCAAATACAAATCCGTCCATAGGAGTAGAGGTCAAAGGACTGCTCGATAATCCCGATTCAAGAGGACTGATAAGATTTCCAAATTCGTCAACCGGAATATGTTTCATCAAAAACGGTTTTGCATACTTTTTTAAGTATGTTACTGGTACGCCAGGTTCACGTACAGCACCGTCTGCAATGTCTTGCCACATTACACGGTTATCTCTAGTATAAGGTGCAGGCCCGTATAACTGTTGCCACCACAAGGGTTCAATAGTAAAACCAAGCATTTCCCACGGACACAACTGCGGACGTTCGGTATCTAAAATCCAATGGTAGATACCTTTCCAGTAACCCGGGTTTTGTCGGCCATCAGGAGCATTGTGGCCTGTATAATTAAATGTAAATGAATCGTCTTTATTATATCCAAGGATTTTAGTGAAATCCTTATCAATTGAACTCGACCATTTATAAAAACTAGGTGTAAGTACTTCATTAAACTCAGTTAAACTATAGTCAGTTGTTCTATTATAACTAGGAATAGTATCTGCAATATCAAATATAGTTGTGTCATATGAAATTTTTATATTATTAAAAATACGCTTTTCTAACTCTAATATTATGTCATCTCTATAATCGTTGTAAGCTAATATTTGGCTACCATCGTGGCCTTGTATTATCATACGAGGTGTTCTTAAACTGGTATCGAGATACATCTTAGGTTCATATTTGGGCCACATACCTAATTTAGTAGGAGTTTCCGGAATAAAGCTACCATCCGTACTATCATATTCGTAAATTGAAACAATATCATTTTCTGCTAATGTAGCAGAAATATTTACAAATCCCTGACTGTCAAACGTATAATCTTTTGCGTGTACTAGTTGCACCCCGTTTAAATATACACTAACTGCTTTATTAGATAATTCATCTAAATTAAACACGTTAGTGAGAGGATAAAATTTTACTCTACCGTCTATTACAGTAATATCATTTTTAGCACTTGCACGATAAGGAACCATATCACTAAAATAATACGGGAAATTATTAGGTTTATCCTTGTTAATTTCTTGTAAAATTAAATTTACTTGTTCAATTGGAGTTGTATTGGCGGCCAAAGAAGTAGCGGCTGAAATAAAATTACGTTTAAATTGATTATAATTATCTCGTGCTTGCTCTATTGCACGAACGATATTGTTCGTGCTGGATGTAATATGATATAAACTTAAACTTGCAGGGCCGCTATGTTGTACAAACTTAGTACCATACTGGGTAACATTTCCTAAATCTCGTAAATTACTAGCACCTGGAAAGACTCCAATAAAAGTAGTATCGCTATCTAAATCGTATTCTAATTCTTCTATAGAATCGGCGTCTTCCATGTAGATATTATCAATAATACTATCAACATGATCGATAACTTCACCTAGTGTAAAATCTACAATATCACTGTTCAGTGGATTATTTTTTAAATTAACTGGAATTTCATAGAAACCGTTAGAGTTAATAGGCTGGGCGGCAAATGCTCGAATGGTCAATACATCAGTAAGCAACATATCTGTTTTAAGAACAATATTTTTATAGTCCGATTTAGTGATTAAGGTCCAGTGATCTCGTGCAAGGCGTTTGCCGTTGATGTATACCCTAACAATTAAATCTTTAAGATCTAACACATTATCAAAAATATCAATATCAAAATTATTAGTTTTATTAGAGTTTTTATAGATTCTTATTGCGGCTTGTGTCGTTGGCGTTGTCACAAGCTGCCAGCCGTTTTCAAAATAAAGTTTGCCGTTGTATCCAGTTTTAACAAGATACCCAGTTTTAACTGGTTTATTAATAATAGTAATAAGATCTTTATATTGAAACGTATCAGTCGCTAAATTAAAATTAAAAACAATGTCTCCAATATTTGCGATATTTTTATAAGATAGTGCAAATCCTAAATTTGTATCTGAAGGTCCAGTTCCAATTTTATAAGAAAATAATCGAGTACCTAAAAAAGTAGTTCCATCGTACACAGTTTTGTCGCCAAAACTTTGATTTAAATTGTCAACAATATCAAATAAAGGTGCTTGATTAACATCAGTTTTTTGTTGGGCTGGTAACCATGTTGTACCGTTGTACCAGTACATTAGTCCCTGATTTGCAATGCCTTGCTTAACTAATACAACGTCATTAAGAACTGGTTCAGCGACTTTGACTAATCGAAGTTGTCTGCTCGATACTCCAGCAGTTACAGTATGCACTACATCGATAAATTCTACTCTGTATAAATTATTTTTTACCAAACGGTCAGTGTCTGCTAAGAATAAAATTTGTTGGCCTTCAGTAAGAGTAGTGCCGTCAACATTGTATCCGAGCTTACCTTCAATAATAGAAAATGCATCAGTAGTGAACGAGTCAACCAGGTCAATATCTGCAACTGCATTAGTACCAAAATTAAATAATTTTAAGTTAGCTTCAAATTCAATGATAGGTCTAACAGCTCGGAGTGTTTGATCTAAATTTACTGTTGCATTATTATATTTTGCACTAGTTTCTATCACATCTTTATGAAACCAACGATTATATCTCGACCAGGGATTATGATCTAAACTTGCACGATTAATAACAATATAATCAAGTGTTTTTGCAAAACCTGTTGAATCTCCAAAACCATCACTATCAAACGGTGAGGCATCAAATTTCAATACTTCTGATTGTGAATATACACTAGATACTTCTAAAATAGATTTATTAATTAAGTGGATAGATGTACCAACTCCTTCAACATAATATTCTCCTCTTGCATATTCAGCTGGATTCACATTACCACCAAACGATAATTTCATCCCGTTGCTTAACTTAGTTCCATTGCTTAAGGTATAAAATTTCTTTCCTATAATATCAGTTTTAACATCTATAAAAGAGTTTTCGTCAATATCATAAATCTGAAATACGCCACCAAGATTTAAATCCGTCTCGCTTTGATAATATAACACGTTAGGCGAATTTGGAGGAATTTTAAAAATTACAGTACCTGTTTCAATTGAATTATTAGTGACTCCACTAGAGTATATGTCTGATGCACTAGTAGTCCTTGCAGTTTTAATACTAAACGGATTACCAATACTATCAATTTCAAATCTATAAGTTTGCCCTCGATATAATTTAACAACAGGATTAGTTGTTAATCCATCGGGTGTGAATACATATCGATTGGCGGCACCTTCTGATTGAAATTTTACAGAATATGTACTATTGACATTAATTGGTTGTCCGTAAATCTTAATAGTTTCAGGGCCGTACGATAGCCAGTAATAATTTTGAAAGTTAACAAACTTATCCCAGTCAATGTGCGGGTCCCACGAATAAAATTCTTGCTTGTTTAGTCTTGCATGATTGCTAGTATTAGCTCCAAAAACTCCTAACTGATTAATGTAATCTATATAATCTTTAAAAAACGTATTATTTCCAAGCGTATCGCTTACTGTAAAGCTAGGCTCTAGTTGATAATTCTGTCTAGTTTTATCGGCAGCTTCTAAAAAAATATCAGTACCTGTAGTTGCTTTTGCATACTGACGACCAACATATCCGTTGACTTTTTTAACAGTTCCTGGTTGCACTAACTGGTCAATAGTAGCTTGAAGAAATCTCTTATTAGCATCAGTTCTGTAAAAATTTGGAAGAAAATTTACTCCAAGACCTTTTTTAGATCCTGCAGGATTAATATTATCAGCCATTTGATGCTCCGTAGTTTGAACTTGTTATGTTTTGTGTATATATTAAATCTAGTGCAGTTCCAGTTACCGATTTAATATTGCCTGAAGTGATTCCAGAAATAATTTCTAAGTCAGAAACAGTTGCACCATTAATAAAAATTTGGTCGCTTGGACATTGGATTTCAAATAAACTTCCAAAATATGATCCGGCTTGCTTTGGAACAATAATAAAATTTGTAATATCAGGAGTAAGTTGATTCATTACATAAGTAGATAATTCTGTAAAATAAAATATATCGCCGAAATTCCAATTGTCTAAAGTAAAAAACTGATTTATTGCAGTAATTGCCCTTGATTTAATATCATTCTCAGACACGACTGAATTTATATTTTTAGTTATTTTGAAACTAGCCTGTACATCCGGTGTTGCTGTGCTACCGAATAGAATTTTATAATTTACAGGATGATATACAATTTCATCGCTGATAGATTTAATTAATCCAAGTGCTGGACCTATTGTATTATACAATTCGGCGGAACTTGGGGGTAATGGTTGTACTGTAGTAGCACCATCAATCCATTGCCTAAATTGTGTATCGTATGCCTTAGTCAAAACATAAATGTCAATGATGTTGCTTGCGCCAGGATCAATTCTTGATTCATAATCAGCACTATGGGTATATTGAAATTTTAAATTGTCTCTGCCTGGATAAACTTTATAATCAAGCGTTGGTTGAGCAATACCAAGTGTAGCATTGTAGACTTTTACAACTCCAGTATCTGCAAAATAAAAGTATTGTCCGTCTTTATAGCCTACAAAAGACCTAGGTTGCGAGTTTAAAATCAATATTTTATTATTTTCATTACTAACATATCGATAGTCTTCTTGGCCGGCTGAGATTGAATATTTTTCTTGTACAATATATAATGCTAAATCAATACCATTTGAAGAGACAATATCTAAAAACAGTTGCGGATTGTCAACTACTCCATTATTATCACTATCTTGAAAAGACACTACTAATTTTTTATTATCAATATACCCATCCATTCCGCTATAAGAAGAAATAACATCCCAAGATAAATCTGTCGTAAACGGTGTAATGCTTGAAGGTTTAGTATTAATACTTAAAATATTAATTGTATCACTAACTACAGAGTTAGAAGTATTGTCATAAATTCGAACATTGTCATCAAAATAGAATCGAGTTTCTTTATCGCTTTCAAAAACATATCTTAGCAAGCGAGTAGTTATAGTATAATATTCGTTATCAGTAGTAAACATCAATATCCAGCTTGAATCTTGATTTTTATTAGTGTTATTACCTTGTTTACTTAGACTAAATGCACTAGTCTGATCTAAATTAGTTTCAAAAACTAATTGCCACGATTGTATAACAGTATTATATCGCAAACCAAAAGGCCTGTTAGAATAGATTAAATCAATCATGGTTGAAATCACTGAGGTACTTAAAGACGTAGCTAACTTAGGGATAATCTGTATAATTTTTGCACTTGACGGAATAATTTGATTTAAAGTTATTGGGCCTTCAGTTTGCAATAAGTCTGTTCCTGCATTGTTTACAGATATCACTTCTGCCCAAATATAAGATAATGCACCAGGCTTATCCGCAGTAGTATATCCTGCTGGAATTGCTACCAATGTGTTTCCATTAGTTGAATCAAAATACTTTCCTGTTGGTGGCAAAAATTTGATTAATGACCCTGGAGTAAGATATTTTAAATCGGTAGAAGTATACGATCCTACAGCATAAGCAACGTTATTATCCAAAATATCACCTATATAACCGGTAGAAGAATTGCTATCTGCTGTTTGTCTATACCATGCAATAGGAAGACTTGCAGATAAAAAAGTAACATTATTAGAATAATAAAAATTTCTTAAATCAGAATTTTTAATAATATCATAAACAGTATTTCTTATAATTCCTTCAATATCAGTTTTAGTTACATAATTAAATTTTGTATATTGTATATAAGAATCTTGATATATTACGCCGTCGTTAGCATACAAATTAGTTGAACTATATTTTCCCGTAGGATCTTTAAGATCAAAATATCGACTAATTCCACTAGCAGTTCTGTTAACTGCTTTAATCTTAGCGGCTTGTTGTGTAACTGACAACGGACTAATATTATAATCTTCCGCAGTAATCATTCTATTTTGTGTGTAATATGTTGCTGGTGCATTTGCTTTAATAGATGCATTAGTTTCAGCAATATCTGAATTAGAAATAGAAGTAGGAAGGTTTAATGAAATTAGTAGCGATTCAGTTTGTCCTTTTTTTGAAATATAAGGAATTGAGATAGAAATATTTCTAATATCAGCGGGATTGATAACATAGCTAAGTCCGTTGCTAACCCTGTAGTAAGTTCTAAAAGTGCCGAGCGGTAAATTCCCAAATGTTCCATCGCTAAATGCTAGACTAACAGCATCGTTTGCCTTTGTAATCACAGCATATATATTTCTAATATTTTTATTAAGGCTATTGTAAATTACATTATTACCTTCGAGACTAGGAATTTTTGTCCATAATTCAGATTCGGCGCCGGTTTCGGATAACCTATACAACCACACATCGTTATTATTAATATTAGTGGTTGCTAAATCAACAGATTCAGTTGAACTCGGTTGTGAAATTGTAAAAGAGCCAGCATTTAAAGTTCCTTGTGTAAAATTAAAAAAGAATCCAGTACCCGGACTACTTGCACCGTGGCCATCTTCCTTGTAAATACACGCTGGGTAATTGCCAATTTTAGGAGATTCTTCATAAATGTAATCTTTACCGCTAAATGTTGTGCTAGTAATTTCAAAATTCATATTGCGGCCGGCTACCGATTTAGAAAACGTATAAATCGGAATGTCTGTATTGGCGCCTTGGAATCTATATTGGCTTGTTGGAATCCCGTATATTGTAGCTTTGTCGCTAGGATTTCCAAATTGTTGATTAGAACTCATGGCAGCATTCATTATTTTAATAAACTGATCGTACCAATTACTGTTTGCTGGGTCATTCCAAGTTATGATTTGTCCGGCTAAATTCCTACCATTAGAGTCAACAACAGTTTCGCTAGTGCGAATTGTATTAAACTTTAAAAGGCCCTGTGCTGGCATATTTCGTTTGGCATTATAACTTACCAAACGTGCTAATCTTAAGACGCTTTCTCGACGTTCTGCTAATTCTAAGAAGTTTTCGCGGGCATTTAAGTCAACACGGAAAGCTATGCTTTGGCCCAAGAATGCAATAAGATCCACTAGGGCAAGGTATTCGCTAGACTCAATATAATCGTTAAAATCTTCAGGATAATTTGTACGCAAGTACGTAATCATGGTCCTACGCAAGTTTTCAAAGTCATAGCTTTGGAAATCTGCATTGCGGAATGACTGATAAATTTTCTTCCAGTCTTCGCTAATTAATAAATTATTTTGTCTATCAGTTGAACTCATGATGTATCCTATCGTGTATTTATTTTATATCAATAAGTACGTAGTTTATTGTGCCATCAAGCCGTTAGCTTGGTCAAATCTTAATTGTAGCGTTTGTTGAATATTATAAGCAAGAAATGTTAGTGTACATTGAATTTGTACACCCTGATCATATCCTGTTACTACGACATTTTCAGCTTTAATCCTAGGATCGTAATTAATGATTGTATTAACATTTTTTAATATTATATCTTTTACTTCAGGCGTTAGTGGTTCAAATAACAAGTCCCAAATTACTGTTCCAAACTCAGGTTGCATCAATCTTTCTCCCTGGCGTGTGTAAAAATGATTAAACAAGTCCTGTTTAATCAATTCAAAATCGTATAAATTATAATTTTCAGTATTAGTATTAACCGTACTAAATCCCTTGTACATCTTTGGTCTAACAGACTCTATATTATTATTGGCTGGTAGTGTTATTTTTTTATATAGATTAGCGTTTGAGCTCATTATGGTCCTGCCTCTTTTTGTTCTTGTTGTGTTGCTGGCGGCGGTCTAACTGTAAATGTGTCGTCAGGCCCAGTTGAATATGTTTTCCATAAATCTGGAGGAGTTAGCATTGTTTCGCTAAAGGTACTTTGTTTATTAAGTTGATTTTCATCTGTATCTTCATATCGGCCGTCGATATCCCTATCGGTTTTTTCAGTTTTAACTTTACTCGGATCTACATTTTCGTGATATACATATGGTTCAGTTGTAATAACTCGACGCATAATTGTTGGAGGAAGTGTAGTAGCATCGTACTTGCCTGTTTCAATTGATAGCTTGTGTAGTTTCAATCGCTGCGGCGGAGTTGCTTTTTTAGCAAGGCTAGCGGTTGTGGCCGATGGGCCGTTCATATGAATTTGTGATCCAGTTTCTACTATGTTTCCGCCGGCTTTAGTTTCGTTTGAGCCACCCGAAGTTTGAAAATTGTGGCCGACGACGTTAAGATCAAAATCTTTTCCTACTTTCTGCAAGTAGCTATCGTCATATAATAAGTCTACTTTTTTTAATATATGATGTTTATAGTTTTTTTCGTAAATTTTATCTACATCCATTTTAACATGAATTTTTTGATTTTCATCAACAATCAATATATGATCTTTAAGCACATGGGTGTGCATTTCTTTACCAACTTTAATGTTTAAATTTCGTTTAGCTTCAATATTGATATCCCTATCTGCATAGAAATTTAAATCGTTGGCGGTATGCACACTAATACTGTCTTGTGCAAAGATATCAATTTTACCATCGCTAGTTAATTCAATCCAACTTGTTCCTCTTGCATTGGTAATATAAATTAAATCTTCGCTGTTGTGAAAAAGAATCTGATGTCCGGTGCGGGTCCTAATTCTAACTAATTCGTTATGTGGAATAGTAACGTTGCCGTCTGTTTCAGAATTTTCTACACCTGCATATTTAGGAGGGCCGTCACTTGCATTGGTTTTACGTAAAAACCTATCGTCACCGTCGTCCATTACAAAAGTTGTGCCGCCTAACCGGCTTACAAATGCATTATCAACCTTGTTCTCGTCGCTTCCAATACGCCCCTGCTGGGCTTTTGGATTTTTTCCGCCTTTATAATTTTCAGGACGTTTATCTATCGGGCCAGGAGTGCTAATTCCAAATACCATACTAGGAACTTCTCGTCTAGCACTGGAAGATGTAATTCCTCTGATATCATCAAACAACAATCCTTGAGTTTTTAATACATCAGCAAACGGGTGTCGTGGTTTTAATGCTTGAGAAGCATCAGGATTTTCTGTACTTTGTATTTTTTTATTATATTCTGCTACAGGAACTCTACCATATCGATCTTTGGCATCAGGGTCTACATCCTCAGAAACTTTTTGAGTGGAAGCAAGACCAGGCAGCATAAAATTTGCACCTTCATCTTGAACACAGCCTATCCAATAACCTCTTCGTGGGTCGCCGTCAATAAAAATTACAACTACAAGACTTCCTACATCGGGAGGTATCATCCACATTCCGTATGATTTTTGTGTGTTATTATATATGTCGTCTTCTTTGCGGCCGGGTTCTCCAATTAAATGTTTAGCACTAGTTACTCCGTAAAAAGGACTCATATAACTTACTTGATGTATTTCTGACTCTGATGTAAGATTACCGGATGGCCTTAAAATTTCAACTTGTAGTATACCCATATAAGTTGTATCTAAATGGCTTATTATTTTGGCAAGGAACGGGCCTGGCTTACCAGGCTCATCATGTTTTGAACTATAATTATAATCGTTTGAATTGTTTGACATATTATGTAAGGTTTACTCTGTGGGGTCTTTTATTTGTTTAACCGGTGCTCTTGAACTATTTAGAATTCCGTTACTACCATCAGATGCACCTTCCGTGTTTAGTTCTTGGTAGGGTCGACGTTGTCCTTTTAACTGTTGCGTGAATTGTCCTTTTTGGAATTTACAAACAATATTTGTAACATGGTAAAGTCCACTCCACGAAATTAACGGAGCACTTGCAGTAGGAGGAGCAAATTGATATAAACCTGTTGCTTGATTTATATCAAGCGGAGTTCTAAAATTAATAAGGATGTCAACTTCACCATTTTGCCAGTTTATCGATCCGTCATCAAGTAAATTAGTGCTATTGGTAGTTGACTGTCCTGTCCAGTTACCCATTCCGCTATGTGCAATATAATAAGGATCTCCGATAATTTCCATTTCTAAAGTTGTCATTGAACTTGAATTTGATCGGGTCACTGCATCGTGGAAAAGGCGGGCAGTACGTACTGACGGAGTATCCGGACCACTTCCGCCCTTTTGATCAGTATTGGTTAATGTTTTTAAAAATCTTACAATGCCTGGCATAACTCCAAGTTTTTGATCAGGAGGCCTTCCTGTTCCAAGAGGTGCAACAACTTCCTTGTTAGGGTCGGTAGAAGTTTCATCTCCAACTTGGTCAATTGTTACTGTATCTGCACCTTTATTAAGAAAGTCAGAAGACATAGCTGTAAAAAATCCATTTTCAAAATATATGTCAAAGTTTATAATATCAACATTTTTACCAGTGTATATGTAGTTGTATTCTTTAACTGTTTGTTTTGCAAGCTCATAAAAACCAGGGCCCTTTGTGTTGACAGTAATCATCTTGCTGGAATGAACATCATACGGCACAACTCTGTAAACATACACTAGTGGTTTAGTACCTGTTATAGCATTATTAGCCTCAGTTGATATTTCAAATTTTTGGCAGTCAATTCTCCACCAACCTATAAATCCTTTATCATCTGTTTTTCCGTCAAGAGCTTTATTTGGGAATACACTTTTTAGTATTACTTGATTGATAGCATTTGGAATATCATGATTTTGATTAAATTTAAAATCGCTTGATTTAGGATCACTAAAATTCTTTCCTTTGAAGAATGTATTTGATGTTTTATCGTATACATCGTTAGGTGATGACACTGCCGGCGTTCCTGCATTGGCTTTGTCAAAACTTAATATTGCTAAACCAATTTCATTTACATCATCAGCATTTTGTTCGAGGCGACCAGTTTCGCCTTTGGTTACTCCGATTAATTTATTAATCGCTTCCCTAGAAGATGCAGTTGTTGCTCCAGCATCTGCGGATATTGCTGGGGTTTTTGATGCAAGTGTTTTTGGAAAAGTTATAATATACTCATCAGGTACAGCGGTTGGATTATTTTCTACCAACAAAGCGGCACGTTTATTAAGTGCTACTTGGAGACTTTTTTCGCCCGTTTGAAGTATTTGTAATACCGATGCTCCTGATATTGATACGTCGTTTGATAATTTAGCGGCAGAGTCAGATAGTGTTGCTTGACTAGTTGGCATAGCTTCTATATGGTATACAGCTCCAGTTTCTTTAACTCGCATGTTTATGTTTTTTATATTAAATGGAATTGCACGAAAAGTTTTAGGAATAGATAAAATTTTTCCACTTTCTGTATTTCCCCTAAATTCCATAGTTAGTAACCAAGGTGCATCTCTCCAATTTGTGTGTCCTTTTTTAGCAGCGAGGTATTGCATTGCTATTGTAAGCATGCCCATACTGTAAGGTTCAGTAATTTGAAATGATATATTAGTTACGTTAGAATTTAAATTATTTTCAAAGCCAATTTGAAGATCAAGTTTTAAATCATCTATAAAAAAATCAAATTTTCCGTAAGGAGTGTCTACTCGATTATCAGGATCAGCATTTGCAGATTTACAAATTAATTCAACTTTGCTACCAGACATGTATGTAGTATTTGGATCGTTAGCTTCGTTGTTTGATAAACATCCAATACCTAATAAATAATCGTAGCTTGCATAATCAAATAAAGGATTAGGCATCGGTAATGTAACATCAGTTAGTGTTGTAAAAAATTCGCTAGTATTTCCAAACAGACCAGTAACACTATTAAATGTAGATGTTAATCCAGTAGCAGATCCCAAAGAAGTAACCGCAGTTTTAATACTAGCTATTGCTGTCGTTGCTTGATCTAACAATCCCATGATTACAATCCCAGTGCTATTTTTAAACTACTATTCTTACAAATATATATTTTTTTGCCAGGAACAAAATCAAATATAGGATCTTGTAGTACGTCAAGATTACGCTGTATAAAAACCCACCACAATGCAGAATCACCATATAAGTCAAATGCCAACAAATCTGGACGATATGTATATTGGCTTTCAATAGTATATAAAAAATCATCTGTTTCTGAACTAACAGGTCGAATTGCCAGTACATCTAAATAATTTTTAGTAGTAATAGTATTATACCACGGACTGGTATTTTTATAGTTAGCAGACATGATTAAATATATCCAAAATTATTATTAAGATAGCCGCCAGTAACAAATCTGTCAAGGCTAAATTTACGGGCACTGGTTCTACTGTAGATAGGTTGTAGCGTTACACTAAATGTACTTCTAGTAGGCACATGCGTGACGCCGCCACTGATAGCACCACCTATTCCAAAACTGCCTAATAATCCTGCAACTTGGCCTACACCGCCAGCCACACTACTGATAATAGATGTTGCTGATCCAACTGCTCCGCCAAGAGCACCACCAAATGCACCACCTATTGTGCTGGCCAAATTGCCAATTGCATCAGCTGTGCCTTCAACATTTCCGGCTGCACTTCCAACAACATTAACTCCGATATAATCACATTTGTCTTCTAAGGCAACATCCATTGCAGTAACTACTACAGGAACATTTTTAAAAACATAATTGCCGTATCCATTTAACATAATGATAGGAGGTGGGTTACCGGCTTTAGGATCATTTCCTGTGAACATTTTGGTTAAACTTCTTAAATAATGCACCATAGCAATCCAGTACAATCCTTCGGTAGGATCCGACACATACATTGGTGCTGTTATTTTAATTGTTCCTGGGTCGCTATTTTTAAATGCTTGGAACTTATAATTGGTATGAACAGTTTCAATTTGAGTATAAGTTGCACCGCTATGAATATTAATCTTAGGAGTATACGGAAATATTAAACCACCCGAATCTTTTAATGGTGTTAGTACAGGACTTGATTTAAAACTAGTCCAGTTTGCCAAACTTAGCCTAACTCTCCAATCATTAGCATAGGTATCTTCTGTGAAAGCACTAATAGCTCCTAAAATATCACCAATTGCCTCTCCGGCCGCGGGCAAATTTACACTACGGATTGCACTGGCAAGGCCGCCTGGAGATGCGAGTCCTGCAGAAAATGCAGAACTTAAATTACTAGCGGCGTTAAATCCGTTGGCTCCTGCACTGGCCAAATTGCCAATATTACTTAGCGACGACGTTAAACCGGCACCTAAATCAATACCCATAATGTATCTCCTGATACTCTATTTATTTGACTTTAATAAGTGCGTAGTTTATAATGTAACTTACGAGGACTCATCTAATGACAGCAAAAGTTAATTACCTAAACAACAAGGATATGTTGT